TTCCGCTAAACTGTTCTCTTAATTTGACACGTTTCTTACTGCCTGTTGTAATTAGCTCCGATGTCCCAATTAAATTCTCTGAACCATTAGTCACTGAGCTATTTTTTACTGCTTGCGTCAACCCTTGAGCGATTTTGTCGCCTCGAAAGTCAAGCAAGACCTCAGAGCGCTTTACTGTTTCAGTATCAACCTCCTCACGGTTTCCCATCTCAAAAGCTGTATTACTATTGACAAGACCAATATAACCATTTTCATCATTATGCTTAACTCTGATAATTGGAAAGGCCTCAACCGTCCCATTGTTTACTAAGTCAAAAACCATTTTATCGGTTGTAGTTTGTGCATTTGAATCACTATTGAAATTCTTATAAGCTGTGCTATGGGCTACACCGTCTGGAACAACGAATTTTATAGAACCGGTTGACCTTCGACCGCTCGTTTCTTGCATTGAAATACTCTCAATCGGCATGGCCAGATAGTATTTGTCAGGCTCATCTGAAAATGTCAGCTCTTTAGGACTATCAACATTAAAAATACCCGCAAGCTTGTGCTTGAGGGTATTTCTGTCTTCGGACCAGATCGAAAAATCTACCTTGATATATTTTGCATCAATGGTTTGTTGCTGAATATTGACTCCGATTCTTGGTGCTTGGTCGATAGAGATAGAGCGATTGTTCCCGATATCTCGTTGGATGTCATGGATTTCAATAAGGTCTCGAAAATCAGTTTTATTGAAATGCATTGTCACTTCACTCATTCAAGTACTCCCTTCATTCTTAGTGTCATTCTTTCTCGCTCTTTCTGCTTCTTGGTTATAATATCCGTGACTATAGTGCTATCCATATAATTATTCGTGTCCTTGTTGAGGATAGCAGTAAGGATCTTTTCCATACTTGCCCTCAGAATTCTCATCTCAGCAACGACTTTTTCTGTATCCTGACCACTTTGAACACTAGTAGTTTGAATCGTGATATTGCGCTGTGCTTGTTCCATTTCTCGAAGGAATTTCGCATCACTCGGAATCCCGATACCTGAAGCATACTTAGGAACACCCATTTCATGCATCAGACGTCTGGTCTTATCTGCTCGCAACACCTTGGATCCTCTAGGGAGGGGAAGAAGGACATTTCTTCCTTCAGGAATGAAACTTCTGCCGTTTGGAAGAGTAACAAGCTCTTTATAATTACTATTTCTTTGGTCGTTGACGATAGCAAGACCGCCAGGGTGATAATTGGTTCCGTGGGCATGCTTGCTTGCAAAAATATTTGTAAAGAAGTTGCCCGTTACACTATTGATCCAGCTTCGAATCCCTGAAAGTACACCAGAAGCATTATCTCGAGCACTGATAGTAACCGTTTTGTCTTGAATACTATTAACACCACTTTTGACCTCACTAACAGTTCCTTGTGTATTGTTTTGAGCCGAAATGCCAATAGGAGTGTTTTGCTTAATAGCATTGATTTCACTACTTGTCTCATTTCGGACAGCACCTGTCAAGTCTGTCGCGTTAATATCAACTGGTTTATGTTGACGAATAGAATTTACACCGTACAACACCGACTCTACAGTGCTTGGTGTATTGTCAATCGCTTCAATTGGTAATTGCTTACCAGTCATCATATCGATACGACCTTGGACTACCTTAATATCGCTACTAGCTAAATCTTTTAAAGTCAATGCTTTTTCGCTCGGTGTCATTAAGTTCCACTGAGTCAATGCTTGCTTAGCACCTTCTGCACTGCTTAAAAAGCTTTCATTCTTACCAAGAATTTCTTTTACCTCAGAAGGCAAATCGTTCCATTGTAACATCAGTTCTTTGCTATCCAAGATAGCTTGTACCGCTGGTTTGCCATTCACAATTAGTTCTTTTTCTTCTGGAGATAGCTGCTCCCACTGGCCGTTTGCTACAAGAGCCTCTCCAATAGTCAAACGAGCATTAGTCTCAAGATTCGCTTCTTTTAGGATAAATTGCATAGCATCCCATCCACCTTCTGCTTCAAGGGCCTTCTGCACTTCTTCAACTGCATTTGTTTTCAGCTTACCAGTTTTTTCATCCCATACCATAGAATTCCACTGAGTGTTTGCAAGCTTCATTGATTCGGTTGCATCTTTAGAAGTTTTTGCCCACATACTATGACCTTCTTGTATTTTAGAAAAGGTGTTTTGAAACTTGATGGCCATTTCATCGTAAGTCAATCCCATTTCCTCAGCTCGTGACTTAAGCTGATTCATGATGCCGGATAATGCTTCTGGACTAACTTTTAAAGTTTTTAAAAGTCTACCTTGCAAATCATTCCATTTCTGGCTATATGCTTCCATTTTAGCTGTGTGTTCAGCTTCCAACTGCTCTATTTTGCTTTTAATCTCAGCACGAGCTTTAACAGATTTTTCATCCTCGCCTTTGATTTGTTCCATGAGCTTCTTGTATCCGTCCAAGCGTTCTTGGTAAGAAGCTTGTTCATCTTTGGCCCATTTCTCAGTTAATTCAGTGGCTTTTTTTAGCTGTTCTGTATTTAATTCATCAGCTTGACCATTGAAAGCTTTGATCATGTTGATACGTTCTTCACCAGAATATTCCATCAACTCTAACTGCGTATTGATGAGTTCTTTCTGATTTGATAAAACAATTGCTTTTTCCTCTTCAGAAAGTTTTCGATGATTATTAGCAGCGTTTTGATAAATTTTGATAACCTCGTCTGACATCTGTTGCACATTATCTTTAACTTGATTAGAATGCTCAGTTAAAGCTTGGATTGCTTCATCACTAAGTCCTAACTTTTGTGCTAAATCAATGTCTTTGGCTAAGTTTTCATCAGCTAACTTTTGAATCTCAGTAGCTAGCTTTTTGACAGACTCAGTTACCTTATCGACACTAGTAGCGCCTGATCCAAAATCTGTCATCGCATGGTTTGCTTCATCTACTTTATCTTTGAAATCTTGAAGTTGATTTGCTTGATCCACACTGACACTTGCCCCCCATTCTTGAGCACGTCGTCTGGCTTCATATGCTTTGCGAGCAAAGTATGCAATTGCACCCCCAACTGCCAGCGCTCCAAGAACTACAGCTCCTGTTGGTGTAAAAGCAAGGCCAAGCAATGTTCCTGCTTTTGACAACAATCCTACACTTGCACCAGCGTCAGCAGCTGTTGCCCCTACTGCTGATATATTTCTTGCTGTGTTAAGTAGCTCAACCCCCTTTCCAGCGATTTTAAATACTCCTCCGAGGGTTGTTGAGAAATTACCAAGCATATTCAAAGCAGGGTAGGCAACTGCTGCACCTAGACCAACTTTTATCCAAAAATTTTGTACTTCTGGTGAAGCTTTTGAAAAACTCTCTATAATGTGATTGACCTTCTCAATTAGAGGGCTTAGAGTTGGTAACAATTTTTGACCAATATTTATCTGCAGCACTTCCAGATTGGCTTTAAATCGTTCAACTCCATTTTTTGAAGAGTTCATCAACTCTCTAGCAAGTTTATGTGTATATCCACGAGCGTTTTCAGTTTGTTTTGTTAGATTCCGAAGCGCATCCCCTCCTTGGTTAATCAGGGCATTCATCCCGGTTTGAGCTTCAACCCCAAAGGCACGAGCAATAGCAGAGGATCTTTCTGCATCCGTCCAGCCCTCAGTAGATTTCTTGATTCGATCAATAATATCTGGCAACTTCAATGCACCAGACTGGAATTCTTCAACGCTAAACCCTAATTCACGCATTGCATTCGCATTAGATTCAGAAGGTTTCAATAATTTCGATAAAGCACCACGTAATGCCGTACCGGCCTTCTCACCAGCTATACCATTATCAGAAAGTAGACCAATAGCAGCTGAAGTCTCCTCAATTGACATACCTAGCGAATGAGCTACAGGTCCGATATATTCCATAGCAAGTCCCATATCTGAGAATCCAGCTGATGTTTTGTTAGCTACATAAGTTAGACTGTCAGTTACCCTACCAGTATCTTTTGCTTCTAGTCCAAACTGGCGTAAGATGTTTGTAGATGCGTTCATAACCACGTTAAAATCATCGCCAGATGCTTTAGCAGCATCTAGGATGCTTGGCATAGCATCAATAGTTTGATTAGCATCAAAACCTTTCTTGATGATTTCTTGCAATCCTTCGTTAATAGATGCCGTAGAAATCCCATATTGTTTCGCCCATCCTTTGGAACTCTCACCTAATCTTTTTGTTGTTGTATTCAGTTCTTCAACAGTAGGTACAGTGTCTGCAAGGAGTGATTTGGTTGTGTTCATCTGGTCCTCAAACTCAATTGCTTTTCGAGTTGCTAATGTAAATCCTGTAGCAACCAAAGTCGATACGGGACGCATAGCGTCTCCCATACCACGCAATTTCCCACCTAGCCACTCAAACTTTTCCCCTTGTTTGGATAACTGATTCGAAATTATACCAGCCCAGCTATTTTCGCGACCAATATCTTGCAAGGCTTTTTCAACCCCACGTAGCTGGTTTTCCATTGCTGCCAACTTAGCATTCTCACGCTGAATATCAGCAGCAGCTTTATCAAAGTTAGCTGTTCCAGGATCAAGTTTGTCAAAACTTTTCTTCATCTCATCCAAAACTTTACGTTGTGAATCAATGGCCTGTCCTAAAGTCTTGTATTTTGCTTGAAGTAAGCTAACATTTTTTTCATTCCCTTTCAAAGTACTGTCCAAAGAACGGACATTATTTTGAAAGTACTTTACAGCGTTTTTTGCACCAGTTAGAGTAGGATTGAACTTTGACACGTCCAGCCCTAGCTCTATATACATCTGACCTAACGGCGTACCGCTTGCCATCTTGTTCTCCTTCCTAACTCCTAAGAGCAAATAAAAAAGTCCTTACGGACTCTTTTCATTTATTTATATCGTTGCAGATTACGATAAGCAAATTCTACACAAGCTAATAAAGACATTCCACCAACTGCTATCAAAAACAAAGGTATCAACGGTGCATAAATTAACAACATGATGAAAGGCGCAAAGATTTCATCCATATCATGATTAAAGATATAAATAATCGCATAGGTATAGAACGCCAAAGCAGAAATAGCCACACCTAACCAAATACGTGCCCAAATCAATCCTTTTCTACTCATCTTGTCCTCCCAGCTCTCTATAGAGCTTCTCTATTCCTTGACGGATCGTTTCTGATCGTCCTTGTTGTAGCTTAGTTGATATAAAATTTAGTTTATTTAAAATTTTCTCATCAACTCTCGCTCGTATAACAAATTGCTTATCCATGTAGCCACCATCTTTTCAACATTATTATACTCCTGTGTAGCTACATTTGCAAGTTAAAAGCTATATAGTTCCCAACAAATCAGCTAGGTCTATAACTTCTTCTCTCTCACTTGTTTCCATCGTTTCCATAGTTCCCAAAACCCCCATCAGATCCTCCCAGCTAGTATCCATGACATCACGAATACTCAACCCGTATGGACCCTCTGTGACCCGCTTGACGAAACCATAGAACTTTCGCAGAGCCTCTCTAGGCTCTAGTTTGTCCCCTTTGGGTCTACGTCACCGACCAGATGAGCGTAGATATCCGCAAAAATTTCGATGATACGAGCAAAGTCAGTATATTTTAGCAACTGCTCCGCCGTCACATCTTCAAAGAGACTAGCGATAAAGTCCAACTGCTTATCCAACTTTTCCACGTCAGACACATCTTTAGACATAGCCTCATTCATAACCAGATAGTCACGATAGTCCATAGTTGTGATTTCCTTACTGGTCTTGAGAACGTCCTCGCCCTTCTCATTCTTGATTGTAAATTGAACCTTAGCCATATTCTTTTCCTTT